GTGCGGTTATATCTGCCTTGACCTTATTCACGACTTTGTCTATCTCGACCTCGGCCTTCTTGACCTTTTCTTTGATTCCTGAGTGTTCCAGTTCTCTTGTGAAGGTTTCGATAGTACCTTCTTTTTGTTTTAACTGCTCTTTAAGGGCTTCATTCTCTTGAGAGAGCTGAGCATAGATAGACTTTCTCTTAATAAGCTCTTCTTTGTTTTTCACGTCTGTCTCTGCGAGGAAAGCGATGTCATCTACAATCCCAGCCTCGAACCATTTCTCGTACCGTTCCAAAACCGCCCAGCGATTCACAGGCAGGGTGCTTCCGGGTTTAACCTTAATGTCAAAAGTGGTAGATGCGTAGTCGTGATATTTTTCAACATCTCTTGTCAGATCGGGATAAATCGGAATATTGAGTTCGTGTTTTTTCACATCTCCGGTGTCGGGATTGATGATCCTAAAAACCTTGTAGGATTTATAAATTGACTGTGCATATTCAGTAAAGACCTTAAAGACTTGTTCAAGTGCGGGTTCTACAACGTTTCCCATCCACGCCTTGATATTTCTGGTAGAAGCCTCTTCCTCGGCGAGATAGCCCCTGAAGGTTTCCTGACTGCTCTTTCCTCCACGGAGAATCGCTTTGGCTCCCATAAGTTCTTCAATGATCTGCTCGCCCTTTTCCGCCACACTGAAAAACGCTTGGTTGAGTTGGGCTGGCAAGACTTCTTTCACGTCATCAAGATTTCCAGTGAGAACGGTGATGATTCCACCGGGAGTCGTGATTTGAGTTGGAAAGTCGGTGGTGGTCGCACCCTTCTTAACTTTCCACCTGAGAGAAGATCCCAAAGAAGCGTTGTGGATCATTAACTGGTGAGCCTTGTTGACTTCCTGCTGGGTTCCCACGGCTTTCTGCACGGCACTCATCGGAAACGGCGTCCCCGTGTGGATGTATGGAACGGGAACTATGGGATAGTTTTCTCCGGGAAGTTCATTTTTATAAAGAAATGTATCCGTTCCCACGGAAACGATGACCCTGACTCTGTCCTTGTAATAGGGAACCGCACTTACAATCTTCCCCTCAAAGGCTTTACTGTCCTTGAGTTTTATATATTCTTTTTCAGTAACCGTGGATGTCTGGGTAGTAGTGATGCTGTTTATCGCATCATTGGTCACTTGTACCCGATAGTCCTCAACGGCTCTTTTGGCATCTTCATAGAGTTTCTGAAGTTCAAAATCCATTCGTTCTTTGGAAATGGTCTCACGGGCAAAAGCGTCTTTCAGTGTAATGGCCTGACTTTCAATTTCTTTTGTCAGTTTCTTTTCAAAGAACGCTACCTCGGTTTGAACTTTTTTCTTGATCTCATCGATCTCTTCCTGTGACGGTTCCGTTCTGGTAGTGATAGTGACAAACTTTGCTTTGTACTTTTCGTATCTTTCGTAATAATCCAGCCAGTCTGATTCTCTGTTATCTATGCTTGTGGTGATGTCTGCGGGCTGGATGCTTTCGGATTCAGTCGTGTCCCTGTCGGAATATCCCGTGTTATGCTCGTCATTACCAGAAGCCCTGCTTATCTTGGCGGCAAATTGGGGAAGTTTATTTTTCAACTGTTTGCGGGTAAAGTCTTTTTTTATTAGAATATATCCGGCATCCCGATAGAGAATATCAGTCGATGCGGGGTCTACATAAACATCCCACGGATCGAGACTCCTGAAGACCACTTCACCCATGCCCCTGTCGGCATTGGGGTCGATAGTAATAAACCAGTACCCGACACTTCGAGTAAGAGAGTTTCTGAGTATTTGTCCGTGAACACTCTTTCCGAGAGATAAGTCCCAGCAATACCCCACGAGGGCATCGTGAACCGAAGCGAGGTCTGTGTCGCTTCCCTCTCTACCGACCACCTGTAATCCCGGATTATTGGCGGTAAGAAAATAAATAAGAACGTCCACACTGCCGGAAATTTTATCCACGATAAATGTAGGCATTCCGGCACTTTTGAGAGATGAGAGTTCGTCACTGGTCAACTGGTCACAATGAGCAAAGTCGTACGCTTTCTGCTGCATTGTGCGCCACTTGGTATAAGTGTCAGTTCTGGCATGTATAAATAAATCTCTGTTTTCTTTGGCTAATTTTTCACTCATGCAGTTACCCAACTTTTAGGTTTTTTAACGGGAGAACGATTCCATTGGTTTAATTTTTTCTTTTGATATTCCGGCGGGTACATATTCAGGGTGCAGAAAAAGAGAGTCTCTATCTCGTCGTCATGCTTCATCTTGTCACCAAAATTTTCAGTCTGCTCCCGAAGCGTGTAATGTTCGTCCCGGTAGTGAATAAGCCTGTAGGAGAACATGGTGTTGAGTCCCATCTTGATCTTGTTGATCTTTTCCTGACCGCCCGGATCGGTGGGAATAGCGATAAGATCATATCGATGCCGTCTGAATTTTTCCGCTTCTATGTCCTGCATCACGCCACGGGTCATTGCTACGTCTTCCACTGTTCCATTGAGGCAATGATACCTATCGTTAAGCTCAAAGATGTAGTCCACCACACCTTTTGTACCGATTAAGTCCCCCTTGGCATCCCTGAGTCCTAATTGCGGTATGGCGAGTTTGGAGACATACTCAAGAACAAAAATTCTCTTTAAGTTGTCTTCAGCGATCACCATAATCACGGAATTGTCGGAATTTCTGGTTTTAATGTCCGTTGCCGGATCACTTCCCCAGAAGCAATTCACCGGAAAGGTTTCGTTCTTCCATGTCAAATAACTTTGTTTTTCTAACTCGTTCCACGAATAGGAAGCATTGTGAATTATGTAATGATCTCTCGTCCAGATGCGATGCTCATTGCCCTGTGGTTCGAGTTCGTATTCCTGATAGTATCCTGGGAGGTTGTTGTTGTCGATATAGAACTGTTTTCGCTTGTCCAGTTCCGATCTTGGAATGTATGATTCCCATAAAACGCCACCAGGCATTGCAGGCTGGGAGGCTTTGTAAGTTATCACATGATAACTATATTCGTCTTCCGTACCGTCGTGAATAGCTTTTTTCCAACCATCCAGAATATTTTGACAAAGAGAATCATAATGAACAGGTGTGCCATTGAAAATTAATCTACCGTTATTTATGTCGAGAGCGGGATAAACAGCGTTGGTTACGGTGCGCTTTATTTTGGTGCGGGATTCCAGAGTGAGTGTATTTTCTTCGTTCTCAATATCATCCAGAATAATAACGTTATATCTTTGAGACCCGCCAGCTACCGAACCCTTAGTCTCACCCCTAAGACTTCGGGCGTTCGATCTTGATATGAGAGTACAGTCGTTGGCTAAAACAATGTCCTGCTCTGTCCACTTCTTGTTAAAGTGTTTCCCGCATTGATCCCCGAAGTAGGTCTTGATTCTCTCATTGAACATAATCTGCTGAGAGATGTATTCGACATTGCGAAAGGACTTTCCGAGAGAGTCGGCAACCCATCCATAAAATAGTGGGGGATCATCTTTTTTATGGAACAGAAACCTGTGTAAAATAAAGGCTTTGGTCAATGTCGTTTTAGGCGTGCCCCCTTGCAATTATAATAGCTAATTGCTTTGTGATGTCCTCGGCAAGATATGCTCTTGCTATCTCCCTGTGGAAATCTGGTGTTTGGGACTTACTAAAATCGCCTCGAAGAAACAACTTTCCGAAAGAAATAAGATTGTTGCGAGCAAGTTCAAGATGTCTTTCCATTCTGGAAAGTGTTGCGGGAGGATATTGGTTTATGTTTATCGTTTGGACTTACCTTTTCTCTTCTTGATTTTGGATAGCGTGCCATAAACGTAGGCATCTTTGCGTTTGCCCTTCAGACCCTTCTTAGCCGCAGAACGTGCAAGTTTTTTATGCAGAGCTTTCGGCATTATAATCCCAACTTCTTAAAAACAATTTTTCGCATATCTTCAAGATGTGAATTAACTGCTGTGAGTTGTCCAGCACTCCCCTTGCCTTCGGTTGGTCGTACCCCACAATTCCAAAGAGTATCCATTAATCGTTGAGCATCATTGTCCATGCGTCCAATAAATTTAAACGGTTTGACATATTGTCCTTGTGGGTATTTCTCAAAAAATACTTTCTCGCCATCAAATTGTAGACTTTCCTGAACAACCCCCTCTTTAGTTTCGTACCGATGGATAATATATAATCCAATACCGTCGGATGCAATATCAGTAAAGCATCCCACATCAAGTCGCTCCCACTCCTTGTGCATACTCCCTCCTTATAAGGATTGAAAAATGTCTTAAATTGTAGTGAACTTAGGTTTTATTGGTGTGATTATTGGAATATTATCGAAATGAAGGACTAAGTATTCGCTTCAAGCTGTTTCTGTTCGGTTCCGGCGACTTCTTCGACTTCTGCGTCCATAATAAGTCCCTGATGTACGGGAAATTGCGGCTGGATTTGGGGGGTTGGCTTCGCTTCAATATACTCTCCTGCGGTTTGTACGGATTGGAGGCGCACGTGTTCATTTTTCGCCTTTTCTCCGAGTTCTTTAAGCATTGTAAAGACCCATTCAAGGTTTACGCCAACTTTTTCTGCCGATTCTGCAACAGATTTGCGAATTTCATCCATTATTCTTTCCCGTCCGAGTAAATATACGAGTTTTTGATAAATATAATCTTCACTTTTCGCTTTTGGGAAGGCAGACCTGAAGGATTCGTAGGGCTTTCCGGTTGCTATGAGTGTTGCTACAAAGATTTTCTCTGCATTTGTGAGTTTGTCAAAATCTTTATGCCTGCCCCACTGCTTAGTGAGCTTCCCGCTCAGTGAATACCTTGATTCGTGCTTGGAAAAATCGGTATCCATGAAGTCTCGCTGGCGATTTGCGAATGTTCCTACGATGGTGAGAACGAAATAATACTTACATCCCTTTGGTGGGGATCGCTTCAAAATCTCCACAATGCGCCCGTCGTCACTCCATACCCATTCTCCGACCTGTGCGTTGCGCCAGTCCCGACTTATAGCAGGC